CACGCCGATGTTCTTCACGCCGAACAACCCGGCAAAGATGGGGCAGTGGGGCGAGCAGCGCGACTGTGGCGACCTCCACTTCCTTCAGACGATGGGCTGGACGCCGGACGAGATCGCCTGGCGTGACGAGGTGCTCGTCGAGATCGGTCAACCACATGTCTAGCATCCACAGCTACGGCCGAGAGATCACGACGATCGATAATTTCGTCTCGACCGTGCAGGGAGGGTCGCCAGTGAACCAGGCCGTCACGCTGAGTTACGCCCAGCAGCACGTCAGGGCCCTCGGCCAGCTCGACGCGGCGCAGATCTCCGTCTTCATCGATGCCGCGACGTCGTATTTCTTCGAGCAGACGAGTCGATCGCCGCTGACGCAGACGCGCGAGTTCTGGCTTGACCGGTTCCCGTTCATCGGCGCGATGGGCCGCGGCGCGCGCATCGAGCTGCCGCACCCGCCGCTCCAGTCCGTTCTGAGCGTTCAGTACGTGGACTCGACCGGCGTGCTCCGCAACTTTAATGACGGCGGGTCGCCTGCGACGAACCTCTTTACGACCGTGATCCCGGCCGGCGACTACGCCGTCCCGGGCTTCGTCGAGCCGCTCTATGGGAAGACGTGGCCGATCGCGCGTGACCAGACGGGCTCGGTCAAGATCCGCTACAAGTGCGGCTACGGCGACACGGCAGCAGCTGTGCCGGCGCTCGTGCGCGGCATTCTCTGCCTGCTCGTCGCGCACTTCGACACGTTTCGCTCGGCCGTTCATGAGGCGCGTCGCGGGCAGGTCATCGAGCTGCCCTACGGCGTCGAAGTCACGATGGATGCGTTCAAGAAAACGGCGGCGTCTGCGCAGGTGCTCCGCGACTACGGCTACGCATCGCCCTACGCCATCGCGGTCGGCGGGAGCATCGTGCTGTGAGCGTCGTCATCGTCATCGGCAACCTCCGACAGTCGGCCACGCTCACGAATCCGAGCGGACCGCCCACGCCGGATGGCGACGGTGGGTTCACGCAGGTCTATGCGCCGCTGGTGAACTCGCCATGGCGCTGCGCGATCCAGAAGGTGACGCTGTCGAACGCCGAGAAGCACTTCTCGCAGGCGATCATCGCGCACGCGACGCACGTCTTTAACGGTCGCTTCAATCCGGAGATGAACATCAACACGCGCGCGACGTGGACGGACTACGCCGGCGCCGTCCACGTCGGCAACGTGATCGACATCGACGACACAGAAGGTGCCGGCGTCGAGACCGTGGCGGCCATCACGGAGGTGACGTCGTGACGTGGACAGGGCTCGCTGAGCTGCAGGAAGAACTCCGGAAGCTGCCGGAGAGCCTGGCTGGTCAGGCTGCCGGGATCGTGACCGCCGCCGCCCGCGCCGCCGTAGGCCAGGTCAAGTATCCGGGCGGGATAAAGGACGAATTGAACCAAGGTCTTCGCGTCGACGTCGTCAGCGCCGGGAAGTTCGGCGTCAAGGTCGTGGCGAAGAACACGTCGAAGCTCGCGCAGATCTTCGAGCATGGCACGGCCGTCCGACACATTGCCTCCGGCGCATCGCGTGGCCAGATCGCGAAGCCTACGCCTGGGAACTATTTTCTGCCGCCGGTCATTCGGAACCGTCGCGCGATGTATGAGCGGCTGAAGCAGATGCTCGTCGATAACGGTCTGCAGGTCAGGGGCACTGAATGAGCGATAGCGCGAACATCGACGTCGCGCTGGTCGCCGCGCTCGCGTCGGACGCGGCCCTGATGGCCGTCGCAACGGGCGGCGTCTTCTTCGACTTCGCCGCGCCTGGCGCGCAGCGGTTCATTGTCGTCAGCGTCGTCATCGCGTTCGACGAGCTGGTGTTCAATGCGCGGTCCTACGAGGACGTGGTCTACCGCGTGAAGTATGTCGAGATGGGCACCGGTAGCGCCGGTTCATCGGCCGCGGCCGCGCGGATCGACGCGCTGCTCGATGGCAAGACGCTGGCGATTACCGGCTACACGTTTATGAACATGGAGCGGACCGAATACGTGCGCTACATCGAGCCCGATCCGGTGGATGCGTCGCTCCGTTGGCAGCATGCCGGCGGGCTCTATAGGGTATGGGCGAGCCTGTGAAGATTCTTCTCGTCCATCCAGGCGCCTCGTGGAGCACGGCAGACGTCTCGGACGGCCTGCGCTTCGGGCTGGCCTCGCACGGCGTCCAGATCGTGGACTATCGGCTCGATGCGCGGATCGCTCGAGCGTCGAAGTGGCTCCGCTCGGCGTGGCTGGCCGCACGCAAGAGCGATCCGACGTTCGAGAAGCCGAACTCGGCCGACATTTTCTATCAGGCGAGCGAGGGCGCGATCGGCATGGCGCTCCGCCATCAGGTCGACGCCGTGCTCGTCGTGTCGGCGATGTTCCTCCATCCGGACGTCCTGATCATGCTGCGTCGCGCCGGCGTTCCGGTGACGATCCTGTTCACGGAGTCACCCTACGACGAGCCGGAGCTGCGGACGGCGAAGCTGGTCGACGGCTGCTGGACGAATGAGCGGTCGGCCGTTGCGGCGTTCCGTGCGGTGAACCCGCGGTCGGGCTACGTGGCGCACGCGTGGCATCCGCTGAAGCATCGGCCCGGCGCGCAGGAGACCGACGCGGCCGTGCCAGCGCACGACGTCGTCTTCGTCGGCTCGCCGTTCCGTGAACGCACCGAGTGGTTCTCGGCGATCGACTGGACCGGTATTGACCTGGGCATCTACGGTCAATGGTTTTTGAAGAAGATGCCGCCGAAGCTCCGACCGTTCCTGCGCGGGGGAACGATCGACAATCGTCTGACGGCCGCGCTCTACCGTCGGGCGAAGATCGGACTCAATCTCTATCGCACGTCGCAAGGCTGGGGCACGGACGCGCCGAGCATCGAGCACGCCGAATCGATGAACCCTCGGGCGTACGAACTGGCCGCCTGCGGCGCGTTTCACATATCGTCGCATCGTGAGGAAGTAGGCGAGGTCTTCGGGGATCTGGTGCCGACGTTCACGCACCCAACCCAGGCCTCGGCCTTGATTCGTTCGTGGCTCGCCGACCCGCAAGGGCGCGCGCGCGTCTCGTCCGAATTGCCGGCTCGCGTAGCCGAGATGTCCTGGGTCGAACGATCGGCCCAGATAATCGGGGATCTCCAAAGCCTTCTCGCCGATCTCGGCCGGAAGCAAGGAGCAGACAATCATGGCGAGAGCATCAGGCAAGAACGGCGCAGTCTACGTGTCGCCGGATGGGGTGGTAGCGGCGTCGCCGGTTCTCAACCTCACGAAGTGGACGCTTGACCGGAACGCTGGCACGATCGAAGTCACGGCCTTCGGGGATACCAACAAGGTCTATCTGTTGGATTTGCCCGATCTCAAGGGCACGTTGACCGGGTTCTGGGACTCGGCGTCAGATCCGCTCTATGTCGCGGGCCTGTCAGCCGGCGGCACCACGCTCTATCTCTATCCGGATCGGCTGAACACGCCGACCAAATACGACTACGGCCCAGCGTGGCTGACGACCGCGGTCGATACCGACGTCAAAGGTGCCGTCACGGTCTCGGCCAACTTCGTCGCGCGCGGTAGCTGGGGACACTTCTAAATGCCTGACACGCTCTCGATCACCGGCGCAGCGGCGGAACTTCGGTGGGGGAGTTCCGTCGCGGCGTCGCTCGGGGCGTGGTCCGTCACCGGCGATCCAAGCTCGTGGAAGTTCACGGCCGAGATCGCGACGAGCAATTCGTTTCGGATCGCTCAGCGTCCGCTCACCGTCGTCACGCCAAACGGCTGGCGGTGGTCGGTCGTCTCGATGGATGTTTCAGGCAGCGCGCTCGTGGCGACGATCCAATCTATGGAACAGATGGTACGTTAGACAACCTGAAACGATCCAACGAAGGGCGGTATGAAATGGCATCACGTTCACGATTCGTGCGACCGGAGACGAAGACGATTCCCATCTCAGACGGCGACACGATCACAGTCCGGCGGCGGCTCAACATGGGGCAGCAGCGTGCGGCGTTCGACAAGATGGCGTACGAGCATGAGGACGGGAAGCCGCTCAGAGCGAATCCGCTCAAGGTCGGCGTCGCGATGGTGGCGGCGTATCTCGTTGACTGGTCCATCGTGGACTTCGAGGGACGTCACGTGGCGATCGTCGGGAAGTCGGAAGATGAACTGATCGAGATCCTCAACGACATGGAGCCTGGAGACTTCGAGG